GGTCATTTTTATTTCGTCGCCGAGGGTCAATCTTATTTCAACGAAAAGGGTCACATTTTCCCGCCGACAGGGGTCAATCTGCACCGACTTTTCCATAAGTATAGCCGCGTGACATTGATGCATATTTTGGGTGGACATAAAAGAAATCAGCGAATTTGTGAACTGCTGGGTAAAACCTTATTATACAAATATCCTGAGTATTACAAGAGAGTATTGGAACTGTTTCCATATAGCCATAAGCGGTTGCGTGACAAAAATAAATGTTCAATTACTCCCAACTTGACTTCGCAGATGTGCATTGCTGCTTATCATGATCATTTAGATAGTTTATCCGCAAAATGGAGAAAAATATCCAACGAAGATTTATATAACCAAGAGAAATCTTCATCTGCTTACGTTGGCTTCTTGAATGCTAAACGTGGAATACAAAATCTATGTGTTCTTAGTAGAAATCCCTATTTGTCCGTTTTTGAGATTCCTAAACATTGGCCATTGGAGGCCAAACGTTTGCTAAGAGATCGAATCAATAAAGATATGCCTTTCGATAATTTTGATATCGTTTGTATTCCCAGTTTGCTCGACAAAGGATTTAAAGAGATAATCATCAAAGATTTATGTTACAATATTTTGAATTTATTGAAAGAGAAACAAACATTTGGACGTCTATTGGAAGAGTTATTGCCTCTTTTTTCATTTGAGATAAAGAAAGACGAGCATCAAGTTTACAGATTAGTTATAAATGAGCTTGAATATCTCTTTTACCATGGATTGATATGTGTTGAATCAAATTGAGATAGTGTTTTTCACTATATATAATTATTTAATTTATAAACTTTTAAAAACAAAAGAAAAATGGAAGAAAAGAACAAAAGTGAAGAATTGAAGCAACAAGAAACAAATGGAGCTTCATCGGCTACGAGAACTACTTATTCTACTGGTACAGGTATGGGGGCGGATGATTGTATGTCTCAAGATTTTTTCAATTCTCTGAATGACAGAGGGGCCATATCTGGTACGATTTATGTATGTGGCCTGGGATGGGTGACAGCCAGTGGTTGTGGTAGTGGTTGTGGTTCAGGTTGCGGTTCAGGTTGCGGTAGTATTCCTAGTTGTCTTTGTGGTTGTTGTAGCTATGATCTCTGTAGTTGCATTAATTCCGGTTGTGGTTCTGGATCTGGTTGTGGCTCTAGTTCCGGTTCTGGAAGTGGTTCCGGTTGTGGATCAAGTGATAGTCATACTTGCGCATGTAGTTGTTATTACTGTGGTGCTTATGGTTGTGGTGCTGGCAGTGGTTCTATTGATCCGGAAAAGATTATGGAGGCTCGTAAACCTGAGAATGTTAGAAATAGTAAAGTAGTTTTAGATTGTATGAGGACTCTGTGGAAAACTGTAATTGATTATGAAGAAAGAAAAAAAGAATTGAAAAAGGAATTAACAAAAGAAGAGTATGCAAAAATTAGATACAAAAGAAGAGAAGCAGCTTGTTTTATTTATTACAGACCGGCAGATGGGCAGTATTATATAGGTAAGATAAAGTACGGTGAACCTGTGTCAGGTGATGCACAAGCATCTGTTTATTTAGGATCATCGCTTCCTGTTGAGAATGGTGTCCCAAAAGATGCTATTTGTATTACGACATGCCATACGCATACTCCATTTTTAGATGGTTCTTTTGAACAAGAACGTGAAGTCGGTCCATCTAAAGGAGACTACGATTATTTGAAGAACGGTGATGAGAGTAATTATGGAATTGTGTTGGATTATGTAGGAATTCATGTTGCCGATAAGGGAGATTTTGTATTTCCGGGACATAGTGTAACTGACCCTCCACAGATGTATATTTATTATAATAACGGAAGGAAGGCAGATAAATATTCATTTATTGATTAAGTGTTGTTGCTGAAACGTGTAGTTTTTTCCTATTTATATTATATATTTATTATAGGTAAAAATAGTAAGTAATAATCCGCTGTCTTGTTAGGCGTTGATTAGGATAATCTTTAAAAAATCTCTCAAATTTAGAGGTAGGTGTTAATAATAACCTGCCTCTAAATGTTTTATAAATTAGAGATATTATATAGTAGCCATCTTGAATATATATATTGCATGTATGATAGATGTTTATTGCTTAATATTGAATATAATGTTTCAATAAAATTGATTGAGATAGTGTGTTTTTAGATTGTTTTAATTACATGTTAAATTAGCTCTTCTTTTTTATCTGTTTTTTCTGAATAACTTTGTCTTTATTCGAAAAATAATATTACTTTTGCTATAGTATGTATAATATGAGGATAAAAGTGTAATCACTATTATGTAAAGTATTGGATATGAAAAATAATAATGCGGGCCATGGATTGACTATTATTTAAAGCTTTGATTAAATAAATTAAATTATTATGAAACATTTTTTTTTATTGTTGTTATTTGTTTGTACAAATGGCATGCTGATTGCACAAGAAGCTCTCTCTTCTATGCCAAAAGAGAAAAGAGATAGTATTTTAGTTGAGATTATTCAGAACTTACTAAAAGAGAAGTTTCCCAAATGGTACCGTAAGGAGATAATTCCTAGCGTGGTGCAAGGTGATTTTATGTTTTTAAAACACAAGTGGCTACAAGAAGGATGGCCGGATTCTTTCTATATATTGCCGGATTATTTGAAACCGGAAGATCTATGTTATCACGTGACGTTTTATTATGAAAAATGGCGTGATGAGAATTACCCTAATCGATCTACGGTACAAGCAACAATTATTGATAAAAGCCACGAAGTTTACCGGATTTATTTGAGAGAGCCTAATGCAGGCTATCGTTGGCATGGGTTACAAAAAATGAAAGGTGAAGAGCCACTTTCTTCTATGCCCAAACAGAAAAGGGATAGTATTTTAGTAGAAATTTCTCAAAATGTTTTAAAAGAAAAGTATCCTGAATTGTATCATAAAGATATAGAGCCTAATGTTGAACAAAGTGATTTTAGGTTGAAAGGTCTTGAATGGACTGATGATATCGTTAAGTACACCCCTGATTACGTCTATCCGGAGGATATGTTCTATATAGTGACACTTTATTATGAAAAATGGCGTGAAAAAAAATTAAAGTATCCATTTACTGCTATGATATATATTGTTGAGAAAACTCGTGAACCATATTTGATTAGACTTGGCTCTGAATATAATGGATATCATGACTTATTAAATCCAAATAGGAAAGAATAAGAAACATGTTTATGGCTTTAGTCAGAGAATTTAATGATATCTAAATATAGAACCATAATTTAGAAGAAAATAAAAAATATGTTTATTTTGATAGTAATATAATGTGCTGATAAATAAAGGATTAATAGTACAATTTGTAGAATGCTATTTTCAAGAATTTAGCCAATCGGAATACCGGTTGGCTTTTTCTTTATATTTGCCTGCAAACGTTCAAATAAGATTTAAAATGCTTTGCAAATACGTACTTACTATTGCCGGAGTTTCATATGATATCCCAATTTCTTGTTTAAAAAATTGGGATGAAGTCAATTATTCTTTTAAACGTTCGAATTTTGGTGGTGTAGTACGTACATTCACATCTAAATTTGAATTTATTGATTTTGCATATGATCTTCTACTTGAGGAATATTTGAAAAATGAATTTAATTCGATTGCTAGCATTACTGTATTTGGCATAGATAATAATCATACATATTCTAATCAACTATTCACCTGTCAATTGGATTTCAGTACGTTCTCCTATGACGGATATGTTGTGTCTGTAAATTCCATAGATGATAGTATTGACAGCCTATTGAAGGCAAGGAAATCTACTCAATATGAGATTCCTGTATCTGAGGTTAAAAGCGATAAAGTATTGAACTATGATAGGATTTCAGTATTTAATTCTGTGAAATACTATCCCTACGACAAGGATTTTGGGAGTAAAGAGCCTGTTACACCTAAAAATGATGAAGTAGTAATAAACTACAATGGTCAGACTACAGGAAATACGATCGTATTTCCTCTACTTGACGGTGATAAATCGGAGGTATATAATAGTAATGTTATTACATTGCTTGATAACTTTGATCCTAGTAACTATGGAGGTTTAATAAAGTTCAATGCTACCACTGAAGTAGAAGTAAGAATGAATTTCCATGTTGTACGGAGTTCTATTAGTGCTTTTAGTATAAGGGTAGTAATTATAGAAGGACACGCTAATACTACTGTTGGTAGCTTTTATTCAGGTAACGGTAATGAGTTTGATGTAAATTGTACAGTAAAGGTCTCAAGCAGTTATGCTAGAGCTGGTAATTTACTAAAGATTGATTTTACCGCAGATCCATATACCAGCTCATATTTAAAGATAAGTAAGTTTAAGGAGTTTTCTATCAAGTATAGTTCAATTGATAAGCCGGTATCTGTCGATGTGATTCCTCCGATTAATCTTTTAAAAGGATTGATAAAGAGCATAAATACAGAAAAAAAAGAAATATTTTGTGAGATTGATTCAGGTGTCGATGAACGACTTGATATGGCTTTGATACTCGCAGCCGAAAGTGTGCGTGGAATACTTGAAGCTAAAATATATACTTCTTACAAAAAGTTTATGGACTGGATGGAATCAGAATTCGGATTTGTGCAGAAAATAGACGGTAACACTATTCGCTTTGTGCATAGGGATAGCCTGTTTACAAAGGATATTGTTAAAGAAATAGGTACCAATCACTCGAATTTTAGTTATTCAGTTGATGAGAGTAGGATTTATTCTACTGTTAGCGTAGGGTATGAGAAACAGGAATATGACAATATTAATGGTCGTGATGAATTTCGCTTCACTACAGAATATATATCTGGAATAAATGTCACTACCAATAAACTAGAGCTTATCAGTCCTTATCGTGCAGATGTATATGGTATCGAGTTCCTGGTTCAAGAAAGAGGTAAAGATACTACTGATAATAAGAGTGACAATGATGTGTTTTTTGTAGGTGCTAAATATGACTCTTCTACGGATAAATATGTTCTGGTTCGCAATGGATATACTGTTACCGGTGTTCTGAATTCTACAATGATGTTTAACTCAATGTATTGGCAGCGTGCTATGCTTGAAGCGAATAAGAAATTTTTAGGTGTTTTTGCCGGCAAACTAAAATTTGCTTCATCTGATGGAAATAGCGATGTAGCAGTGAATGATGTTGCATTAAAAGACGATTTTATAATAAATGAGAGACTTGCAACGTGTGGAATTGTGAGTGTTGAAACTTCTGAGTGTGATATCCCTAAAAATAGCGATAGTATTATAACAGTGGAAGAGGGGGGATATCTGTATGCTGGATATTATGAGAATGTAGATGTTTGTATTGGCAGGGCTGATGGCTCCAAGTATAAACTTATTGTCCAATCTGTTTCAAAGTGTGAATAATCATGTTACGAATAAGTCCATTTACCCCGCTATTCTTCAATCCATCTACTGACAGATATGGTATGTACAGCAGATATATTCAAAAGTTTGCTCCTACCGATCAGATTCTTATTGAGGTAATTACTGTTTCGGAGAAGAACGATTTATCAGGTTATGTCATTGATGCTTTGACAGATGTGAAATATCCTATTGCATGGAATATTTGGGCAATGAATGACACTACTACATTGTATTACCATACTTTGACAGGCTTGGACAATGGATATTATAAAGTAGAACTGAATGGAAATCTGAGTGAACTGTTTGAAGTAACAGATGATCAATCAAAACTAGCTCAAACTACCCTTGTACAGTATTCTATGAAAGATAATATGCAAAGAACAGATTGTGTCTTCATCATTGAAGGTAAACAATATCTTTTTGATTTTCGTGTTCCCGGTGGATTTAAGGATAGCGACTGGTCATTTGTTGTAGATAACGAACAATTTAAAACACCTGATGGCGATGTTATTGAACTATTTAGCTCTGAATCAACATTGAAGATCTTCACATTAGGAAATGCAGAAGGTTGCCCGGTATGGTATGCTGAACTATTAAATCGTATATTGAGCTGCAACTATGTTTTCTTTAACGGTAAGCGATTTGTAAGGAATGAAAGCAGTGTGCCTGAATTGAATCAAATCTTAGAAGGGTTGAACAGTTATGTATTTAAGATATCACTGCATGTCATATTCAATAATACTAAGATTAAGTTTGATAACCAATATGTAGATGGTACACCTAGTGGTGGGGAACAGGATAGTGCTTCCTTCAGACTTTCACGAAACATTCTTGTTACTGCTCCACAAACAGGATACATTAAAACTGGTGATATCCTTCCACAAGGAATGTCCTATGAGGACGTTTTTGTTGCTATGCTGGAAAAGCAATCTTCTGCTAGATTGACAGGTAGATTGTCTACAGCTAATGAGGTTGAATATGGAATGGCAAAAGGACATATTACTTATACTGCAAATCGCAATGGGCAGGGAGTTATGAAAAAATCATTTTATGACGGCTTGGAATCTAATAAACTTATTTTCTCGGAAGAATCCGGAGGGGTACAAACAGCTAAACGACAATTGACTGGTTTGTATTTACAAAACGAAACGTATACGGCAGAAGTGGTATATTCTGCAAGTTCTGACGGTCAATTGCCAGAATTGATATTAAGAGATTCTATTAGTGTGAATGTTCAGCGTAAATGGTTTGCTGGTATATGTAATACGGTTCCTGTTTCTTCTGCTGATGTGAGGGGATTGTTGAATAGTGGTTTGTATAGCGGTCCAGGCACTTATAAATTTTCTGTTGACCGATGGAAGATGATTGCCATTTGTATTCCATCAGGAACGATAAAAGATTTATCTCTGACTGCTTATCCTGGGAACTTCATAGAAGATACAGGGATTACTAGTGGGCCTATGCCTATATCCGTTGAGGGTGCTAATGGTAGTGAAGCTATAGAGTATAAGATGTGGATTGTTAAGACTGGAGGATTTAATGATCCTGATATATTCACTATTAAGGTTGAATAAAAGAATGGTAAAGATAAATGGTAGCAGCTTTGCTCTGCAATATAAACGTACTACGAATCGCCCTATAGATTCTTCTGAGATGTTCTCTACTTTAGAGGATGCTGAAGCATATGCCCGTAATACTGATAAAGAAGAATACTTCCCTTATCCTTTACAGATTATCTCAGTAGAAAGCGAGGCTAAATTATATGTTTTGATTAATGATCCTGAGATTCCCACAACTGATAATCGTAAACACTACAAATTGTCTTTCTTGGCAACTGAAAAGGATTTTAGTACTAGTTTTTTAAGCAAACTTAACGATGATGAAGCTGCGGGACTAATTAAATTCCTGAGAGGTTTAATATCTTATGGTTTGATTCAAGCAAAAAGCGGCTTGGAAGTCGGCGAAGTCATGGATTCACTCACAGCAGGTATGGGCATACTGCTAAAAGATGGTAGAATTCAGGCTGACCGCATGGAGTTGCGGCATTCGCTGACAATCCAAGAGCTTATCTTCAATCGTCTTTTAGCTATGGAGAGTGATTATTCATTCTCCGAATCCGGCAGGATTGAGAGTGTGGAACTGTTGGAAGACGGTACCTACCTCTTAACTCTTCGTAAGCAGTGGGAAAATGATTTTACCGCATTATCCGAAAATGATATCGTATATGGTATGGTAAATAACCTCGCATCAGGCACCGGAGAATATTATACCTCTTGGATGCGTGTGCTACATGTAGATACGTCTGCTAACACAATCAATGTAGTTATATATCCTGATGCGGAGGTTCCTGGTGGTAGAAACTATCCTCCCGAAGAGTTGATGGTAATTACCCGTCGCGGTAATCCTGTGAATGAGGACCGTCAGTCGTATTGGTATCTTTCCAGTCGTGAGCATTGTATCTGTATGCTTGACGGTGTTACCAAGCCAATATTAGAAGAAAGTAACTACTCCATTATCGTAGGACGGTTGAAGCATCTTACCATATTCGACAATTTGCCTATAAACTACAGGCAGAGCTATATCTACTGCCGGGGTATCACCGCACAGGATTACTTTGAAGTAGATTATAAGGGCAATGTGGTCAGGCAAGAAAACAACCGGGGTAAGTGGAGTGCTTCTGAATCTGTAGATGCTCCATACCAGTCTGGTGACAAAATGTATGATGCTGTCTACCATTATGGCTGTAAATGGATGTGTCTGATAACCGGAACGACTGAAGAACCGAAATACGGAAGTGTCGGCTGGGCAATGCTTGAAGGAAATCCTGAATTTTCCATTGATATTGACAGTTCAAATGGTTGGTATTTCGATGCAGATAAATTTGAGACTACTCTGACAATATCCGGAAAGCTTTACAATCAGGATGTAACCTCTCATATCCTTGATGAAGACATAGAGTGGACACGTGATACGGGCAATGTGACGGAAGACAATGTCTGGGCGGTAGCACACGCGGAAGTAGGGAAAACATTACCATTGACACTCAATGATCTTGGCTCTGATTACATGATGCTTACCGGGTGTAAGTTTATAGCCAAGGCATTATTGCGTGACGGGCAAGATAATTATGAAACAATAAATTTTGTAACATTTTAAAGATTATGCAGTCGAAACAACGTAAAATATCAATCAATTATCCTCCGCTTCAGATTAGCGGTGATCTGGAAGTTGTTGGCAGCGTTCCGGATATGCAGGTTTACCAGGCTGACAAAAAGGAATATACTCCTGATTATACATTGACTCCTCTAACCCTGTTCCCGCGTTGTAATGCTACAGATCCTAATGCTCTGTCCAAGGTCGGTGCCGTTAATGCTTCACTTGTGAACATGAAGTGGTATGAACGGTTGAACGGTACAAGGACATTAATAACATCTGTCAATCCAAACTATGTCATTACTGAAACAGGAGCGCAGAAGGGGCAGATCCAGGTAAAGAAGAATGTATCAACCATTAGTCCGCTCACTCTTGAATTTTACGCAGAATATGTTGATGAGAAGCGTACCGGGCAGACACATATATTTCAGTTCAGCCGCTTGATACGGGCGATAGATGGAACTGAAGCTGTTCCCGTCCTTATGCTTGATTCTCCCTCCGGGCTGGATTGGAACCCCTGCCGGGATATAGCCAACCAGGTTATTACTGCCCAATTAATGGTCGGGGATGAAGATGTGACCGCGACGGGGAAATGTAAATTCTTTTGGTTTCGTGTGCTTGAAGATGGCACTCTTGAACAGATTATTGATGGGAATGGTGATAATGATTGGGAATTTGTTTCATTAAACAAACATGTGCTGACCATCAATAGGGATATGATCGATACAGGTATGACCTATATCTGCAAAGCTTCGTACTCGGCAGATGGTACTCCCGCCAATGCTCCCGATGATACTGTCATACAAGTCTCCACCACCATACGGAGAAAAATCCCGGCCCTTGAGATCGATTGGAAAGGCGTTCCGACGCAGGTGTCAGACGGGACGAAAGTGATAAATCCCAGACCTATTATTCGTGATACGCTTGGAGACATCCCTAATCCTTCCGAACTGTTTAACTGCAAATGGTATACGAAGACCGGTGCAGGAAACTACACGCTTGCCGCCACCGGATATACACCTTCAATCCCCTTTACCGACGGCATGATGTTGAAGTTGGAGGTTGAAGACAGGGGACCTTTTGTTGCGGTAGTAACAGAGGATGGAAGTTATGTAGTGAGTGAGAATAATGAGTTCATTATTGTGAGGCAGAATGGATAAGTTTAATTTAAAATAAATAGTTATGGCATTTTATATCAAAGTAACAAAGCAAGTGGCGGATAAACTTGGATTAATTGAAATCCGCAATAAGACAGCTGACGGAAATGTCTTGCTATGGCAAGCGGATGTGGCGAAATTTGAAGGTGATATGGTTTTCGATCGTGCGAAAGCTGTAGGTGGGATATGTCTTACTCCGCAGGAAGCTAAAGCTGAGATTGATGGTCCCGAAAATCCTGTGGATGTGAATACTCCAGATGAATATAAAAGTGATGATGTAATAGACGGAGAGGAGGTAAGTAATGAGTGTAGCAAGTAAAGTCGGGCAAGTAACATTTTCGCAGAAATCCGGCGTGTACATGCCTGCTATCATGTGCGACAAGGGTGATCTCTATCAGGAATATGATGGTGAATCAAGTGCACCGGCTAATATTGCACCTGATTTTTCCATCCTGAAGCCTATATTATCCTATATCCTGACCTCATCTCGCGTTGCTGAAGGTATTGTTGTGCCTTCCTCGGTTAAATGGTACTTTAATGATGTGCTGCTTGCGTTTACTGGAAACGTCTCAACTAATATCTTAGGTGGTGAAACCGGGCATTTCAAGTTTGTACCTTATCAGGCCGGAGTAACCAATTACTACGGATTGCAAATACTGAAAAACCTGGTGAAAGCATCTGCGGGTGCAAGTTGTACTATTAAAGCAGTTGCTACAGTTACGACTGGCAATGTTTCCGACGAAATACAGTTTGTGTACTCTATCCCTATCACTAAAGGAGTAGGCAACCAGAAAGTTGTGACCATTGCTTCCGGCGATGACAAGTACTTTGCCATAAGGGAGAAAGGCGGAAGTGTCATACTGTCTGCCATTGCCAGAATGGGAGCTACTGATCTGACTGCCGGATTAACCTATAAATGGTATAAGATGGTAAACAGCGTATGGACTGCAATAAGCGGACAGACAAGCAAGAACCTGACGGTTACGGATAGTATGGTCGATACCACAGGGACATTTAAAGTGGAAGTGTACCAGAATAGCACCCTTATAGGCTTGGACACGCAGACTGTGATGGACCTGTCCGATCCTTACGATATTATCACTAATCCGGTTCCGGAAGATGAAACTATCGTTTCCGGATCGAATGGAACGGTTGTATATACGCCTATCCTGGTGAAACGTGGACAGAGTACCAAGGCGAAGGATATGACATTTTTCTTTACCTTCATGGATTCTGCAGGTGTGGTGCTTAACCCATCTACGGCAAATACTGCAGCAGCTTCGGGAACTTGTACGGAAGCTATGTGCCAACAGGCGGGTGGAAATGTTTCTTGGTTAATAACGACTAAAGACTGAGATATGGTATTGGCTAGCAAGACAGGTGAAGTAAGGTATAATCGGAAAGGAGATCCTGGAAAGGTGGGTCCATTGGTTTTTCCTGCAGGCGAATATATCGATTCTGAAACTTATACAAGGACTTCGCTGTCTGCCCCTGTAGTCCTTTGTGAAGGGGAATATTATGTCCTTGCCATTGAAGGGTCGGTAACAGGGGTTAATCCGAAAGATGATTATGCAACGAACGGAAGCAATGCGCATTGGATACGAATGAATAAGTTCCAGTATGCTTTCATTGAAGTTCTGATGGCTAATTTTGCTAAATTAGGAAGCGCCGTCTTTTTGGAGGATTATATGATTAGCCAGAAAGGTACCGGCTATGATGGACTTCCAAGTACGGATTACAAGGATTTCAATACTGAGAGTTTTGCTTTCGGTTCCGGAAATTGGTTGGTTGAAAAGCCGTCGTCAATTACTACAGAGATAGTATTGATCTCGAATGAAAAAGAAATCAAGTTTACTTCCGGAGTTGATATAAATAAGGGCGAACACCTTATTGCTGTTCGCAAGAACGGCTCATATGGCAGACAGTTAAGATTTTCATATACGGGAAATCCTGGCACATGCCAATTTAGGTATTATTATAAAGAAAATACCTATGTGGTTATTACTGCTGAAGGAACAAATGTCCCTCCTTGTGAGAATGGTTATATTCCTAATATAAAGGTATTCACACAGAATGATTCGGAAGTGAAAATTGTTCTGAAAAATGAAGATATTTTTACCCCACATATTGCTATAAACTGGAATACAGGTGAAGTAAAAGGCTATTTGGGAACATTCACAGGAGTAAATATCTTAAAAGCCAGGATTCAACAGTGCTTAATAGAGAATGTCTTTATCCAAGGCTCTGCTAAGTTTGTCAATATCGGGACGGAAGAAAGATTTCTCTTTAGCAATTTTGTTGTGTTTGACAATGATGTTACCGCTTCTCCTATATTGAAAGTTCCAACTACTGCAGTTGATGGAGGATTTGACCTTACATTGAATGCCCCGGTTGAATTTAAGTTGATGAATATTTCAAGTGCAGTGATTAATGTGATGTTCAAAAATACTTCTTCAAATGTCAGCCAATGTAAGGCTTACAGTAAATTTACGTGGGGAGGAACATTTTCGGCTGCCAGTTCCGAAACATTTGAATTCAATATGCTGAGTATCCCTAAAGGATGGTTAGCTAATCTGGTATTCATACCAACATCGAAGGGGGCTGGGGAGTATTTGGGTGATTGGTATTTGCTTGATTCGAATAAGTATCAGTTGTATTATCACCTAGGTGCTCCAAGTGAAAATTACAGGTATGAGATGGTGCCAATACTGCCTAATGCGGTACAAAATAAATAATTAAAGTATAAATTTAAAATTTTATCAAAATGAAAAAGATTATTTTGTTTAGTAACCTTAGAATAGATCGTTAGTTATTTAGTAATAAGATAAGAAATAGATATTATTGGGGATTGAATTAATTAATCTACAATATAATATGTTTACAAAATATAGATAAAAATAAAATGTTTAATCGGGGCTGTTTTTGATGTAAATCAAACGTCCCTTAAAAGTATAATGGTATGATAAAAACAGTGAAGTTAAGCGATAGTAGTGTGATGAAAGAACTCATGGAGAATATTCCAGTGGCAACAAATGGGAATAAAGGATTGATGCCTGTTATAACTGAATTCGTTCCTTATAAGAGGTTTATAAATTTAAAAGAAGGGGATACTATTTCTCTTGATTATAGTTATGGTCAAATAAATATTACTTCCAGTTCAAAAGGATTCTCAGCTATTATTTTATTGAGCGCAGGACATGTTAATATTATAAAACAATTAAATTACGAGCTTATGACAACGGTAAAGGATACTGTTGGTAAAGTTAATGTATACAAAGCTGAAGAATATAAAACAGAAATACAAAATAAAACTGATCATGAGTTCCTTTTTAATATATCTTATTTGGGTAAATAATCAGAATATATTGCACTGTGGTTAGATGTTAAACTATTATGATTAAAGTTTGAATCAAATCATACTTTTAGTATATTATATTTTGATAAGCAATAAGTGGAGTAACTTGGAGTGAATGGGGATGATATAATAATTGCTCCTGAAGCACAATTTCTTCAGGAGCGATTATTACTTAATTGAAATAAAACATACGAAAGCCGTCCGATCAAAATTCGAATTGTTTTTAACATATAACTCTCCATTTATTGTTTTTCTATAGACCACAAGTTTATCGGATGTTTCATTAGTATTGACTGAAACGCCTTTAGACGGATAAACAACGTAATTACCCCCACTAGCAAAAAATAGAATTAAAGATATGTCATGTTCTATGCTGGCATTTTGTATAAAAAGTAATCCTCCTTTTGATGAGTTCTTTATTTCGTATTCTTTTCCTGATTTTATTATTGTTTCAACTCTTATTATACCACCCTTATTAAGTACTGCTGCAATTGTTGCAAGAGAAATGTTACTTTGTGAATTTAATCCTAACAATTGTGATATATCATTCATTTGTGGTAATGCCCCAATCATAGTTTCAAATGTTATTGTCTTCATGACCATTGTATTTTTAAGGGACAAAGAATATTATAGAAAAATATGCCCTATAAAAGCTAGAGAATGGCTAGAGATACTATTTAACAAGTAGAAGCGCTTTTCCATTCATTCCCATGGAGAAAACTCTGGATTTGAATCTTTAAAATAGATGCAACGGATTTTCTTTTTATATCCTTTATTCATAGAAATGTATTCTTGATAAACGATTCTAGAGGAAAACCCTTCAAGGCGATTAATATTAATAAGAATACCACCTCCGTCATCAGGGTAAGGTCTATTTGTTGATGCAACAGCGCAGGCTATTACTGTTATCCCATTCTTGACAATAGTATGAATTTCATCCAGATTTCCTGAATAAGACGCCATATTAGTTGAAAAAGAGCCATTCTCAGATAAAAAAACAGTACTCATTAACCCTTTATTATATACAGTTGCTTCCGCCATTTGCTTTCTTATTTCCTCTACAACTATCGGATTACTTATCTTTGTAGTTTTCATAATCATTATACTTTTGAGGGACGACAGAAACGCTTCGAACTCACTTTTTTATAAAACCGTATCTTTGGTGAAAAAAATGATTTACGCATACATTAGAGTATCAACGGATAAACAGACTGTCGAGAATCAACGATTTGAAGTTCAGAAGTTTGCTACAGAAAAAGGAGTCGTGATTGATAAGTGGATTGCTGAAACAGTATCTGGAACAAAATCAGCTAGAGATAGAAAACTAGGTTCATTACTTAAAAAAATGAAGAAAGGGGATACATTACTTATATCTGAGATTAGCCGGCTTGGAAGAAACCTTATGCAGATCATGTCTATTCTCAATCTTTGTATGACTAAAGAAACAATGGTGCTCACTGTAAAGGAGAGGTATGAATTGGGAAACAATATCAATAGTCAGATATTAGCTTTTGCCTTTGGTTTATCAGCTCAAATAGAACGCGATCTGATCAGCCAGCGAACTAAAGAAGGATTAGCACGTCGTAAAGCTGAAGGGATGAGATTGGGTCGTGAAAAAGGGAGCAGGAATCCTCATTATAGACTTGAAGCAAAAGAGACAATTATTCGGCAAATGCTGAGTGATGGTAAATCTAAGGCTGCAATTTGCAGGAAAGTGAAATGTACTTATATTACCTTAGAAAGGCATTTGCGTAGAATAAGTGAAAGTGTTGTAAATTAACAGATAATTACTACCTTTGCATTAAACGATTATGCCCATTAGCAGTCCTTAACAGGCTTGCTAGTGGGCTTTTTTATGCGAAAAGTTTAAACATAAAGAAAATGAAAGGATTAAATGAACTATTTATTGTTGGCTGGATGCTGTTTGGTATCTATATCGAAGTGTTTATAATGATACTTGCCGACTTATGGAGTGGTGTACGTAAAGCTCGCATACGTGGTGAAGTACGTTCTAGTTTCATGTATAAAAAGACTATTGACAAGATAGCCCGGTATTATAACGCTCTAATTGCTTTGACAGTTATTGATGCTATGCAGATGGGTGGGGTCTGGTATTTGGATGGGTATTATGGTTGGTCTATACCTATTTTTCCTGTGGTTACATTGCTTGGAGCTTTAGGTATCTCGTTAGTTGAATTGAAGTCAATCTATGAGAAGGCAGACGAAAAAGTGAAAAGTGATTACAAGGATGTAGCTTTATTAGCAGCAGAGATAGTCAAACATAAAACCGATCCAACTGAGATAATAGAAGCTTTGGATGAATATTTGAAAAAAGATAAGGAGACAAAAAATGAAAATATTAATTGATAATGGTCATGGTAGTAATACTCCGGGCAAGTGTTCTCCGGATGGTAGGTTAAAAGAATACGCCTATACCCGTGAAATTGCTGGGCGTGTAGTATTTGAATTGCGTAAACTAGGAATTGATGCGGAACTGGTCGTGAAAGAAGAAGTGGATGTACCATTGGCAGAACGTTGCCGGAGAGTGAACGAGTATAAGGCTTCCGAAGCAATTCTTGTTTCTATTCATTGTAATGCTGCCGGTAATGGCACAAATTGGATGAATGCGAAAGGATGGAGCGTGTATGTGTCTAACAATGCGTCCGGTAACAGTAAGAAGCTTGCTGAATGCTTATCGGAAACAGTGTTGAGTATTGGTATTCCTGTACGAAAGCCGTCTCCGGACAAGTTATATTGGCAACAGAATCTCGCCATGTGCCGGGATACGAATTGTCCGGCTGTCTTGACTGAGAATTTCTTTCAGGATAATAAAGAGGACGTGGAGTTTCTATTGTCGGCACGTGGTAAGGATGCGGTCGCCAAGATACACATTGAGGGAATCGCTAAATACCTGGGATTATGAAAGCCTTGATTTATATAACCATGTTCCTGATGGCTGGAATATGGTTTGCTTCATGCCGGACTTCTTGCAATATTGATACTCAAAAACAAATTGACTATTCCGGAGACCTCCAATATCTACGGAAGATAATTGAAGAATTGAGAATAGACCTCAGTAAACAAACGAAGATTGTTAATGACCGGCTAAGTAATCTGAAAGTGGAGAACACGACTGTTTATTTGTCTGATCCGGATTCAACCGGTAGGCAGCATATAGTCAAGGAAAGTACTACTACCGCTTCCAGACAGGAGCAGGAAAGGGCGGAAGTAGATGAAATATTGTCTATAAGCTTACAACAGTTTTCTAACCGGCTAGATACTATAAGCGATAAGGTAACTGCCTTGCTGAATCAAAAAGAGAGAGTTGTCGAGCTTTCTTGGTGGGATTTACATAAGGATAGAGTGTATATAGGTACAATAGGTTTGTTAATTGTGGGGTGGTTGGTATATAGGTGGAGAATAAAAGTAAGTAGGGGTATTTAAAATTCAATTAAAAACATATATCTTTATGCCAAAATTAATACCGTTAGATATGAAAGCAGATATTAGAGGCATCATTTCAGGTTTAAGTCTTTCAGAAGATAAAGTGTTATTTCCTGTGTTTGAGGCTGTAGTGAACTCCATCCAAGCAATTGATGAAAGGAAAAAGAACGAAACTGTTGAAGGTGAAATTAATATTAAAATTATCAGATATAACAAACAGACTGAATTAGGGGAATGTGATGAGGAATTTGATAAAACACAAATATTCTCTCCCATAAAATCAATAGAGATAGTTGATAACGGTATTGGTTTAAATAATTTAAACTTTGGCAGTTTTAATACTGCACATTCTACTAAAAAAATAAAAATTGGCGGCAAAGGGCTTGGTCGTTTTAGTATGCTTTCTGTGTTTGAAGATATTAAAATTGAAAGTGTCTTCTTTGAAGATATGAAAACTCATCAAAGAGAAGTTAGATTTACCGATAAATACGATGAAGATAAAGACACTAAATGTAGAGTTTCCGAATCGGACAAGAATATTGGAACGAAATTAATATTTTCAAAAATAAGACCCAAGTTTTATAAGATATCCTCTATGTTCTCGCATGAGAAAATTGCGGATCAAATATTAGAACATTGTTTGCTCTACTTTTTAGAGAAGAATGTACCAAAGATAACCGTTGAAGAAGACAATACCATAATTAATTTATCAAATCAGTTTAATCCAAATGATTTTCTGCTTTCGAAAATTACCAAAAAAATCAAGGACGTGGATTTTGTTTTCTATATTGTAAAAGATTCTAAAGCCTGCGCTAATGAATATTCGTTAGCTGCTCACAATCGACGTGTAAGAGGAAGAAAAATAGAGAAAATACTACCAATTTTCAAATCTAAGGTAGAAGCAGATGATCAAGCATATTTTATAAATATATATGTTACTTCAGAATTCTTAAATAGTAGAGTTACTGAATCAAGAGATGATATAAAATTAGATGCAAACACTGAAGAAACTAAACTTAACATCAATGATAGAATATCAGAAGAGGATATTCAGAAAGAAATTAAAACTATTTTGTTTGATAAATATGAATCATTGATTGCTGATAGACAAATGATCGTTAAGAATAAAGTGGAATCTTTTCTGAAGAGCGATGACGGAATTTCGTATCGGTGGCTAGAGTTAAATAGCGATATATTGAATTCAATCCCAAATGATGCAGATGAAAAGAAACTCGATGATATTTTTCATGATCATCAATATCGTATTGGTAGAGAATTGAGGAAGAAAAGGGAAAAACTGCTCAATAGGGATTTTAAAAAAAAAGGATATCGAGAGCTCTTTAACGAAATAGTCCCCCTGTTGACAAATGAGACTAATAGTAAATTAGCTCAATATGTATCACACAGAAAGGTGATAATTGATTTACTGGATAAATATGTTGAATATATTAATGGAATAGATAGTGAAGATTTTACTTACGAAGAAGAAAACACGTTACATAACTTGTTTTTCACAATGGGGGCTACTGAAAAGACTCTTTCTTTTGAAAATCATAATTTATGGCTAATTGATGAAAGATTGTCTTTTCATACATACATCAGGTCTGATATTGCTCAAAATCAGCATAATGTAATTGATACAGATTCGGAAAAAGAACCTGATATTGCGATTTATGACGTTAATTATAAATATGGTGAGGCGAATGATTATGGAGAGTTGATGTCAGTTGTTTTTGTAGAGTTTAAAAGACCTAATAGAACTGTTTCTTTATTAGAATATAATAAACAGATGATGGATCAGGTTAAAGGCTTGAGGAAAGGGACAGTGAACACTAAGGGGAAGCACATAAGTGTTTTAGAATCAACCCCTATCTATTTTTATTATGTATGTGATGTAAATGCATTCAATAAGTTAAAAGATGATGCTACTAGCTTTGGTGGATTCAAGCAGTCTCCTTACAAAAGCTTAATTAAGATGGAGGGGAATTTGGTACAAGAGATTTTAACTTATGATTCTTTGGCAGTTAATGCAAGGCGCAAAAATATGGCATTCTTTAAAAAGTTAGGCATTTAGGGCTTCTTCTGCATTGTTTACTACCATAACAATTATTCTGCCCCGTCTCTCTGATTCGGGGCTTTCTTATACCTTTACATCAGTTTCGGCTAGTTTGTAAGAGGTAGCTATTCGGCTACCTCTTTGTTTTATAATCCTTCCTATCAACAACACACGAATCAACAAACTTTCCAGAAGGGTTACATAAGATAGTACTAATATATAATTGAAAAGTTCGGTAGGGATATAAAAAAGTGAGGGGAACCACCCCCTCACCAAAGTCAAACCAAAATAATCCGAATTATGTCTGTATTATCTTGATGTTGCAAAGATACTACTATTTTTCGATTAGACAATAAAAATCCCTGCATCGGCTCAAATGCAGGGATGGTGTCAAATAAGAGCTTAACTGATCTTTAATGATGTCTGATGAATCATTTCGCTAACATCGTTCAAAGCGTTCAGGAACGTTTTGAGTTCATTGTCAGTAAAGCGAGCCTTTTTCCCGTTGACTATATTCCCGTTAATACGTTGATATAGCCAGTTTCTACTTTTACCAAAATATTTCTTTGCAATATAACTGAATGAGATTGCTTCGGGCAATTCTCCAAGTTTATCACGTAATATGGCTTCTTCCGCTCTTTCTATATAATCATTGCAGGCATTAACTGTTGCTTTTAGCCCGGCTTCAGATGCTTTCTTGTAGGCTTCCTTTTGGGCTTCCGGCAGTTTGTTGTATTTATCCTGCATTTCCTTTTTGAAAGCTTCTTTTTCTTCTGTGGTTTTCAGTCCTTTAAATCTTTCAAAGTCAGCCTGCATTTCTTTTGTTGGCAGGCAAGCATCCCAATCTATCATAACTTTTAATGTTTGTCCCTCCCCGAAGGGAGGGAGGTTAATTACAACTTTTTTAATTTCTCTTGGATTTCATTCATCCGGTCGAGTATGTCATTTATAAGCGCTTCCCGTTCTTTGGCATTTTCAGGAACCCCGTAGGCCTCGTGAAATGAAGCGAGAAGTTTTAAATTCTCATACTCTTGTTCTAATTCTTTTTTTTCTTCATCTTTCATCAGTTAAACATTAAAATTAAGAACTCTTATTTGACACTACAAAGATAATAAGCATTTGCTTATTGTGCAAATTTTTAGTGATTTATTTTATATGTGATTATTCATTTTTCAAGTTGTCAAGTATTTCTCTGATTGCTTTATCAGCGTGCTTCCTCATTATTGTGACATAGTTGAAGATTGGTCTGTCTTCTTTCATTGATTGCCCGATACAGTATTCCAGTGTACTAAGAGGAATCCCAAGATCGTATCCATGTTGAACGAAGGACTTGCGAGCTGAATATAATGTGAGATCATGCGTTACCCCTGCTGTGTTTTTCAATACTACCATCTTTCGTGTTAGTGTATTATAACAGGATTCATAAGTCTTATATTTCCCAAATACGAGTTTACCGGTATTCTTATTCATATACTTCTTAATAAGTGGCTTCGCTTCATCAGGGATCGCAAATGATGTTAATCTGTCTCCATCTTTTGTATTCCTTGTTTTCATTCTGATATAGTCCACTTCAGTTGTCCGGAAGTCGTATGATAACATATCTACAAGATTCATTCCGGCAAGATAATATGTGAGCATGAAGATGTCTCGCACTACTGATACATTGTATTTGTTAGGTTCCATATCCCGGATGATTCTCATCTGCTCTACAGTGATGTAGGTATCTCGTTTTTTTGCTGTCGGGATTGAAGCTGTAACAAACGGATCTACTTTATATTCTACGTACTTCATTTTGATCGCATAGTTTATTATGACCTTCAGTAAAGTCACATAGATATTGATTGAAGTAGGAGAAAGCTTTTTCTTTCTTTTCTTTAATGAGGTGATATAATTATTTATTCGGATCGGTGTGATATGCTCCATCAGTGATCCGGGTCCTGTAAAGTCTATAAAATGTTTAGCCGCCAATTTATAGAGCTTATATGATTTCCTTCTTTCTTCTTCATCTATTTGGGATAGATATTCTTCTAATACGTCTTCAAATTTCCGATGCTTTTCTCCATTCATAGGACTAGTTATTATTTTAACTAACTGTGTACATGTGAGTGCATCTATATACTCTACCTTTTCACATCGTTCATAGTACATATCATATATCCTTTTGAGTTTAGCGTTCATGAGTTCTTTATCTGTTCGCTTAACCACTTTTCCGTTCTTAAATTCATCTATTGAATCAATGATTATGTTTGTTACTATGTATCTTGTTTCAGAATTGTGAGTTATTGCAATTCTTACTTTATGTTGTCCGTTAGTCATTACTTTTGTAGGGACGATTGTGATGAATAAATTAGCCAT